CCAAAGTTAGTCAATGCCATCATAGAACGATTGTTAATTCCATAATGCATGTAAACTTCTTTGAAAGGGTTTTGCTTATTATAAACAGAAGGTACAATACGTACCGAGTGTTTACCCACGCTAGGCCTCCAAATAGTTAATGTGAGGTCCTTCTTTTGTCCTCCACGTGGATTCTGTAGAGCCGACAATCTTGATTTAATGACTGAAATGTCCATATATAACTTGTTTTGGTAAACGTAAGAAAAAAGAAAGAATAGAAAAAATCGTTCTTATAAGTAAGATAAAAAAACCGGCGTTTAGCCGGCTTTACTTATTTTATTTAGTCTTTTTTGCCCTAATTTGTTTATTTAGTTCGTCGGCTTTTTTTTGAGCTCTTTCAGCATCTTGCTCTGTAGTTCCAAAAATGTGCTCTTTTGGTACTTTTTGATTTTGTAATCTAAACATAGGATTTTTGCTCACTATCCACTTCGGTTTTGTATTACTTGATCCCGGTATTTGCTTAATAAAATAGTAGGACCCCATTTTGCCTGTGCTTATTCCAGCTATTTCTGTAGCTATCCCAGCTAACTCTTGCATCCTTTTTACTTCGTTGAGTAGACTTTTCATCTTTAAAAAGTAGTTTTACAGTAATAAATATCTGGGTGGAATTAAACGGCAACTATCTTATGGATAGTGGTGTTAAGCCTCTTGAGGTCTTCACCTTGAGTGAGAAGGATAGAGTTCTTGTAGTCGTTCCAATTGATCATAAAAGATGTATCAAGTACACCCTGATTCAACTTTTTGATCAAAGTGTTCAGAGCGTTGATAGTATAAAGAGTGTTTGACTCTTTTTTTCTATGAAGTAGGATTGTGTTTGGAAGTATCTTGGTATGGCTACCTTGAGGTTCAATGTTATATGTACACATAAACTCTTCTGATTCTGGAGAAGCCAAAACGAAGATCTTTTTATATAGAATGGTGTACTCTCTGTTAATTTCTCTTAGAGTGTCATCTAGACCATCTTTAGAGGTGAAAGTACAAAACAACTTATTCATAAGTGATTCCTGGGTAAGTTCGACTATTTTATTTTCTATCATAACTGGTTACTGTTAATAAATATTGTAATACTTGTTAGAAAGCGTAGTTGGTGCCATATTTGTGTTTAACGATCATGCCGTTGTTTTCTAATATCTCTTTTATCTTTTTCAATAATGTCTTGCCGTCTTGGGCCGAAAAGTCAAATAAGAAAGAATCGTAGGTGATCAAGATCAGCTTTGTCTTCTTCTTACTTAGAAGTTTGTTTAGTTCTAAGATCTTATCTATGTTCTCCTTGGTCTCTAAATTCTGGACAATGTAGTTAAACAGTTTTAGCTTGTTCATACCAGGTAGTTTCTTCAAGATCCTTCCAGTTGGGAGTACTGCTGCTTTATGGGCATTGTACTTCTTCCATTCTTGGTTAATAAACTCATCAAGGTGTTTAAAGAAGTCAATATGTTTGTATTGGGCTTCAATCCCTCCATACAGCTGCCTAAACGTGATGGTCTTTGATTCTTTATACTGCTCGTCAGTCAGCTCGTCCAGGTTGAAATATGCGCGTCCTAAATAGGTGTGCATAGACTCTTTTGGAGGTTCAAACCCAATCAACCTAGATATTAGCCTCAAATGGTAGGCGTCAAAGTCAAACTCTACCAGAAAGTCGTTCTTTGGTACAAAGCACTGTCTAAAGTCCTGGTCCTTTGGTATAGCTAGAAAGTTAATACCATTGAATGAGTTAGTAGGCCTTGCTGTTAAATTATACAGGTTGTAGTATGAATAAACAATGTCTCCTGATAGACTAAACTCTGGGTGTTGGAATTGGAACTTTTTTCCAAAACAGCTTAGGTCAACTTTAATTCCAGACTCTTCTACTTTCTTATACGCTTCAACTAATTTATCTTGGAGTTCAATGTCCATCTCAAGATCAAAATAGTCTTTGACCAATTTGTACAAACACTCACACTTTTGATAGTGTTTAGTGATTGGTATGATCTCATTGATCGTTGGTAAAACTGTCTGTTTTATGTAGAAGTCTCTATGGACTGGCGTGTTACATTCGAAAGAACTATACTCGTTGTTTTTATCTAAACAGATAAATTGAACATCGATTGATTTAGGTAGGTCTAGAAAATAAGAGTGTAGCTTTTTGTCTAGTAAGTAGATCTTGTCGTGCTTTTGAAGAAACGACTCTACTAGTTTAATGTCTAGTGAAAAACCTTCTGAGTGGTTGATCACAAACATATAGCCTTTCTTACCATTATGATAATAGATAAGACTTGGCCTAGCTAGTTTAGGGTGGTAGTAATCGTTAGAAGTGACAATGTTGATAAACGCTTCATCAGTCAATTCTAGACGGTCTAGCTGATCTTTATTTTCGATGATAAAATACATAACCTGTTATTAGTCACAATTATAAACTATTGTGACGACAATAAAAAAACGATCTATTAAGTAGGTCTACTGTACTTAGTGTATTCTCCACCAATATAATCAACGATGCCTAAAAAAGTTAGATTCGCTTTTTCTGTAAGCCTCTGGTTTGTTTCAAAGATTCCTGGTATAACATTGTACTGTGATTCTCTTTTACTTCTCAATGGCCCAGTTAACTTCCAAAGTATAGTTGCAGTTTGATAAATTGATATATCGTAGTCTGCTGTACCATTTACAATTGAGTTGTACTCATCTTGACTAATCTCTGTTATAAAGCCACGTTCATTTTCTTTTTTAGTGAAGTAGCGAATAACATACCCTTTCTTATAATCTTGCTCAGTAGGTTGAGGATAGTATGTATTAGGCTGACCTGGTATTCTTGGGTTTTGTAAAGTAGACGGAGTTAAGCCAGTTTGAGAAGCAATTTTATTTTTTAAAGACTGAGGTAAATTAACTCCATTTATTCCTGGAGCAGACAAATAGTCTTGTATTCTTTTTAACTCTTGATTAGGTCCTTGTTCAGGGTTAGGCCCAGTAAAAGCTCTACCATCGTATGTTTCATAATACTTACCAGAATAAGGAATACCGTTTAGACTAAACTGGCCTCCTGCTGTATTCAGGTTCGGAATTATTGCAAATGATGGATAATATCTTAACATAATTCTAAGATAAATATAGTGAGGCTTCTTCTTTTCTTCTTTGTTCTAAAGCTGTTAAATATCCACTTACCCTACCTCTAGTAGGCCCTTGTGCAATTGCATTAGCAACCGATGTGGATCCTGTATTTGATTTTATAGCAGTTACTACTACTGAAGTTAAACTTCCGGCATTATAAACAAAACTAACTAGAGATGCTTTTTGTCTATCATTTAAGCTGTCCCATCTTTTCTTTTCTATTTGAGATATTACTCTTTGTGAATAATCTGTTTTTATCTGGTATATTAAAGTTCTTTTACCATCTTCTCTAGTAAACACGGTATCTGATCCTACAGATCTTATAGTTCCATTAGCTAATACAATTTTATCAGTTCCATAACCCGCTCTTAAAGTGCCTTCATCATTTTTTGGTCTTTCTAAGAACCCTTCTTTTTTAGATATAAAATCAAAAGCAATTTGTTCCCAACTTTGATTTATATTAATATTTGCTGTTGAAGTTTGTCCTACAGTATTTGAAGGAATATTAGTAGAATTTTCTCCAAATTGTCTATTGCTAACAGCTAATTGCTCAACACTTCCTGAGAAGTCAGTTGTCTTTTTCAAGAATATCATGTTAGCTTTAACAGTAGTATTCCACTGATTGTTCTCTATGGTATTGCTTAAACCTACTACAACAAATCCTACTTTATTTATGTGATCTGCTCCTAAACCTCTTACTCCTTGAAGATTACGATTATTATAAGTGTATGGAAGTAATTCTTGAGGTATAGTAAAAGCTTGTCCCATAGTAAAACCTGATATGCCGTCTGTTGTAAAATTAACAGACACAGGTATCATTGTTGAAGCTCTAGTAGCATAGTCATCATTTTTTATCTTACTCATCTTTTCGATGTAGTAATTCGTAGCATGTGATACGTTTGCTTCAGATGGGTTTATCTTACTATAAAAGTCAGATATAGTTTGATTAAATTGTATAGCAGATGCTTTTACAGCGTCTAGATCTGTTTTTGAACTACCTGTTACATCTCCTTTGATTGGTATGTACCTATCTTTATAACTAGTATTAATGAATCCAAAGTTATCACCATTAGTAGATAGAGTTGCTTTATTAGCAACATCTGCATTTGCTGATATTGCAATCATGTTACTTAACTTACTACTAATCTCAGTCTTGATTTCTAAGCTTTTTGCTATACTAGATTTGCCTACTAAAGGAATTAAATCTACGTTGTCAGGAGGAGGGTTAGGAGATAAAATCGTCTCTCCTTGTAAAGGAGGCATCACTTGATCGTCTACTATCTGGAACGTATTTCCTCCATCGTTATAAGCAAGTCTAAGTGCATTAAAGTTACCTAAGTATTTGTTAACGTCAGATATAACTTGCTCTAAGAATGGCTTCAAATATATGTTGTTTGTACCATCTTTTAAACTATAGTCTCTAACTAACTTAACTAGATAGTCAATGTTTAAAAGAATGTTCATCAATTTACCTCTGTAAATATTGTTGTTATTTTCGTCAAACTTTATCTTAGGTATTTGTGGAGATAGAAGATCATCAGGTCGTATTTTAAATAAAGGAGTATTTTCATTACTTCCTGATAAAGGTGCTATAGCAGTCTTTTCTTTAGTCAATAAATTATCTGAAAATAGTGCTTGATAATCTTTAAACCCTCCTTCAAAAGGAATTAACGTAACCCATGGATTTGTACTAAGTTGTTTTGCGTTACTTAAAAAGAAGTTTAAGTTAGGATTAAAATCTATGTATACTAAAGGAGTTTGAGCAGTCGAATCTTTAGTATCATAAATAGTACAATTATGATTCAAGATCATTAGCAAAAGTCCTAAAGGAATATATACTGGGTGATTTGTAGATGTTCCTTTTATGATCTCCTGGTTTATTTGATAAGGAACAACATACGCATTTAATAGTTCTTTAAAATTAACTTTCTTACCAGATAAGTTTTCAAAGTTGGCTCTACCTGCCATCAACTCAGTTGCAAACCCATATTTAGATTGTATATTGAATCTTTCTTGTGGGTTTTTAGGGTCTTGATCTACAATGCTGTCATCTATAAGTTTTTCAATAATATTAGAAAATATACCATTAGAAAATATTTGTTTATAGAAAGCAATTCCTCCTTGAGTTTTATCTTCTTTATCATATATCTTTAGTGTATAAACTATTCTTCCAATTTCTAAATCTGGTTTTGTTGTTTTATTTATAGCTCTATTAAGAGCATGAACTTGAATTGTTCTAAGTGTTAACTCTAAACCAGATTGAGATTCTAATGCTTGTTTTATCTGAGTTATAGAATTGTCTTGACCTCCGTTTGTTTGTTCTTCAGTAGTAGTTTGTTGTTGATTCTGGGCGGCTATGCCGGATTGAACTCTTTTAAAATCAGGAGATTCAGGCCCTCTAACAATATCATTTATTAAAGCAGTATCTGTTATATTTAATGTCACTTTTACACTGACTGGTACTTTTCCTATTTGTGGAGAGGTTGTACTCCTTTCTATATCAGCTGTTGTTACTTTTACTTGATCATCAACTTGTATTGTTAAGTTTATGCTTAAAGTTAAAATTGGAAACTTTGATATTTTTCTATCTGTGTCAGTTAAAGAATTAGCATCAGGAAAATTTTGTCCTCTAAATTGTGGTTGATTAGAAGTTACTGGGACTATGGTTAAAGAATCTATGTTAAAAGATGTGTTTGGTTGCTCTCTTAACTTTTTTATTGCTTCAATATAAACCTGTTTAGTATCAACATTATCTCCATCAAATTTTTTATTTGTTGTATCAAATTCTAAAAATATGCTTGTAGGATAAGAAGATCCTCTAGCGCCTTTATAAGAAAAAACTAATGGATATCTTTTTATATTGCTTCTACCTGTTTCAGAAGGAAATTTTGACACAGATGTTGCATACATAGAATCTTCAATAGTGGCATTATTTAAATACGTAGAAATTAACTGCTGAGTTCCAAATGGAACAGAAGACCTTGATGAGTTATTTACTTCAGTTTTATTTTCTGGTAAATTTAAAAATAAACTTAACTTCTCAAAAAACTTATTAGTGTTTATATCAGCAGATGTTACTAATTTTTTTACGTTATTTGTAGGCACTAAAGCACCAAGTCTAGGAATTATAAGTGACATTCCTCTATCACCTATTTCATAAAGATAATCAAAACTAGTAGCACTAGTTGCCTCAGAATTACCAATCCCAATAGATTGCGCAAGTTTTAATTGATCTGCTGCATCAGGCTCTTTGTCTTTTTGATTTTTTTTCTTATTTAAGTATCTGAGTATAGATACTTGTGAAGCCTCTTTTTTTAATCTCTCTTCTTCTGCTAATTTATCTGCAGCATCTTTTGCTGCTCTTTCTTCAGCGGTAGCAATCTGTAAAAGAGTGTTATTATAGCGTCTAATCTCTTCTGCTAATATATTAGGAAGATCTTTTGGGTTATTGATCTTAATAGAATCTCCTAATACTCCTAAGCCCATTAACTTTATTGTACAATCATAACCACCATCTTGATTGTAAGTAAAATTAAAGTTAGTAACCATTCCAAGAAGCGCATCATAGTTGCCTTCTGACTCTCTAATGTTTGTACTTATCTGTATAGCTATCTCTTCTTTGGTAAGATTCTGTTTAAATGGATCTATTGAATACAGTTCTGTAGATTGTACTCTGTCACTATTTGACGGGTAGAAAAAGGTGCTCCCCCATTCTAAGAACATGGTAAAACCAAGCTTAAAATATAGTGCATCTATAATGTCTAGTTGAGACTTGTCCCAACATTTAAAGTTAATTGTAGCTGCTCTAAGTGAACCAAGTCTACCTTGTGTTTCAATGTTTACACTAGTAATACCTGGCATTGGTCTGTAACCATATCTTTGAATTTCATCATCTCCTAGTATACCATATGCACCATCTTTACCAAGTCCAGATCTTTGACCATAAGAATTATTTCCTAAATACTTTGATGTGCCTCCAAATAAAACAAACTCTTTGGCTAAGTCAGATGGGTTCTTTATGCTATCTCCTACAACTTTTTTAAAATAGTTAATATCAGCATCGTTTATAATATCAATAGAAGACACAAGTCTTACCCAAGCACTTTTATTTGCAAGGTATAAAATGTTGTCGTTATCTCTATTATCTTTAGATCCTTGTTGAGACCTAGTAGTTAATTGAGCTATTAACCATTGAGGGAGCTTCGTCCCTAAAATGTTAGATATTTTAGTAGTATCTAGACCTGCCATAACTATCTAGTTGCATTTACTATTTTGTAATTATTAATTGCTGATGCTAAGTCAACTGGGATGCGTAGTTGTGTTCCTGGCTCAACTACTAGTGAATCTCCTGGTAGTGAATTTGCTGATGCAATAACCCACCAAAAAGTTGAATCTCCATAAAAATCAAACGCTAACAGATCTAGACGATCTCCTAATACAGTAATGACATAATTGTCTTCATTAGTAGGAGGTATTTCAGGGTAAATATTATTCACATAGTACTCACTACCTGTCGCTTGATACTTTATTACATCTATATTTTGATATCTGTAGTTCATTAAGTCGTTCTAATATTATTAGGCGTTGAAGGAATTCTTGTTATAGGACTAGGAGGCGCAGGACTTTGTACAGCTCTAGCTATATCAGCAGCGGTAGCATTTCTACTTGTTACATTTTGTTCAACAAAAGATGGTTTGATAAATGTTGTAGGATCATCAGGAGAACTTTTTGGAACATTAGCTATCAAAGCTGCTACGTTTGAAGTTATAGTTTCTGTTTCTATAACTTCTTTTGTTGAAGATACATAATTTTCAGAATTGACACTACTTATACTACTTCTCTTAGGAAGCACATCAAGAATAGGTTTAAATGAAATAGATACATCTACTACTTGTGGTAGCTGTGCAATGTTTCCAGATTGATCATTCTCTAAGTTAATCTCCCAAGGCGTATTGTTGTCTACAGTAAAATTAACAGATTCTAAAAAGCCTGGTACACGATATAGGTAATCACCGATAGTAACACGAATTACAGGAGCTCTCATTATACCTTGTTTAGGACTATAGTCTGGGTAAACTTGGCTCATCAACATGTTTAGCTTATTATATAGAGGTCTAAGTTCTTCACGTGATTGAGCGGCTACTCTAAAAGAGAATCCTATCGTTCTATCGAATCCTTGATAAGTGTAAAAGTTTTCACCTCGACCAATATATTTAAAGGCATTTAATTGAGCACTATTAGTGTCATTGATACCTGCAGTTAAAAATGCTCTAAAGAATATTGCGGTTGAATAAGTTGGTGAATCGTTTGATATTGCTTCAAAAACAAACTTAATCAGATCTTGAGTATCTTCTTTAGTATCTGTAACTTCCCAAGGTGCTTGATCATTTCTAAACAAGAAAGGAAACAACAAGTTCATTCTGTCTTTTTTGTTGACAAAGAATCTATAGTCTACATTTTGTTGTTTAGTCCATGTGTTAGAGAATATAATACCTCCTGCTGCTTCATTAATCTTCTGTCTAAAGTCTTGTAACTCTGGGGCCGGATTGTTAAAGTTAGACTTTTGACTAAGTAGTTGATCATAGTTCATCGCAAAAGCAGAACGAAGCTTAGTCGTATCAACAACACGAGCTATAGTTGTAGTACCAATACCATAAACAGAACTAGGCCCTCCTAAATACTGGAAGATCATATTTCTGTTTAGTGATATACCTAGTGTGTTTACTAGATTGATGTCTGGAACGTTTACAGGGTTTACAAAAGGATCTCCTGTAGTCATCTTAAGAAGCATCAAGTTATAAAGCCTATTAGACGCTTTCTGGTCAGTTACATTTTGCTTGTTAACAATATCATAGTATTGCTTCTGGAAGTAATTAAATGGTACCAGGCCATGCCTAATAGCGTGTAAACCTGTTCCAGATACACCTACTTGTGCTAATGTATTTTCACCCAAGTTATACACTCTAGTATTTTCGATCAAACCTGGGATAGGAATTCCTTGTGGTATACCAAATAAAGTGTTTCCTGTTTCAATCTTAGGGTTAGATAGTTGTAGACCTACCTGCTTTTGTATAAATGCAGTGCCTCTTTTTTTATCTTCAAAGAATTTCCTGATTCTACTCTTATCGATCTTACTAGATACAGTAAAAGACTGTGTTCCTAGATTGAACTCTAATTGACCTCCTCTGATTGGATAGTCAAGGCCTCCAGTAGAACCTGCTCTATAAATAGGCTGAACATTACCAGTAGCATTCGGTGTATCAGGCATTATAGTCTGAATATAAGGAAGCCCTGATGAACCATATCCTGGTTGATCATTACCGAACCTAAGGTTCTTTAAGTTACTTTGTAGGTCTATTAGAGGCATCTAAATTATTATTTTCCTAGTTGGCCAAAATGTTTTTCAAAATATTCTTCAGACACAACTTTTTCTACAGATTTACCTGTTATAGGATCAACACTTACCATTACATATACTTTAGGCTCTCCACCAGGTCTTGCCATACTCATATTATCTGCTTGTGAACTTGCACCTCCACCTACTTCTTTTTTAGCAGATGCGCCTGAAATAGTATCTGGAACAGACCCGGCTAAGTTCATAGCTCTGATAGTATCACCGCCTCTACCTACCATTTCTATCAAGCTATCATCTATATCAATTCCTGGTAAGAAGTCTAACACCTTCATAACTCCAGAAGCAATTGATCCAAATATGTCAAATATTACAGCAAATGCATCTTGAACATAAGAAACAATTTTTTTAATATTAGATGGACTACTTAACCAATCAATTGCTCTTTCAACTAATGGAATTAATGGAGAGTTAGCTACGAAGTTTGCAATAGCTTCTTTGATTTTATCCATGAAGCCTGCAATCTTCTCTTGAGCAGATGCATTAACTAATGATTGATACGCTTCTTCTCCAATAGCTTTAGAAAGTTCTTTCTGTGTTTTATACCTCTCTAAACCTAAACGAAGTTGTTCTCTAGCGCTATCACCTTGTTTTGCTCCTAGTTTAGCAAGCATCTCTTGCTGTTTTAGCATCTCACCCATTTGATCACGACTCATACCAAATGCAGAAGCTAAAGACTCAGCTTGTATACGGTTTAATTTTAAAAAGTCGTTAGCAGAACCAACTTGATTAGTTATTTCTGAAGCAGCTGTAGCTAGATCGTTATTCAAAAAAGCTTCACGAGCCTTAGTTAGATTAATATCTTTACCAGTTAGTAGCTGAGCTTCAAACTCTTTTGATATAGATGATTCAAAGTCTAAAAAAGAATCTGCTAGTGAGTCAAGTTGTTTTAACTCCATACCCATAGCTTTAACAGTAACTAATGACTTAGTTAATTGGGCTGGGTATTTTGCAAAAGACAAACCTAAGTAACCACCTAGATTAGATGCTTCTTTAAGTACCTTCTGATAATTGAAGCTAATTCCTGTTGCTTGTTTTAAACCTACTACTTGTGCTAAAACAGATTTAGATATACTTTCACTAGACTGGCCAGTTATAACACTCGACTTAGCAATCTCTGCTCTTGTTTGTGCGTCTAGACCTGCTAGTTCTTTTAACTTTACGTTTGTTTCAAGAATTTGATCAGATAGCATGTTGTTAACACCTAACTCGTCTGATAATTCTTTTTGTGATTCAACAAGTCTTTCTATAGTAACTAACGCACTATTAGAATTTAAAGATATTTGCTGGAATCTATTAACTACTTCTTGAGCTTCTTGTTTAGATAATCCAACTGCACGACCAAATTTAACTGTTCTATCTTGAGCTTGTAAGCCTAGTTCTACTAAGCTCATGAAGCCTTTGACAATACCTCCTAAAGCCGTACCAATTAGAGGAAGCGCAGTTAGTGGATCAGAGAATGCTTCTTTTAAACCACCTGCACCAGCTTTACCTAACATTCGTAATTTATCAAAGAATGTCATCTTCTTTCCTTCAGCTTCAAGTTGTCTTGCTTTAGCAACCATTTGAGCATAGTACTCGTTTCCTACTCCTAGTTTATCTGAGAATAATTTAAATAAACCTCCTGTTAAACCAATTTGTTTATTAAGCTGTTTTTCTAATGCTAACTCTTTTTCACCTTCTTGAGTTTGTTGCTTAGCAATTTCAAGTTGCTTCTCTGCGGTATATAAAGATATTGATTCGACATTACCCCTACTTTTTAGAATAGCCATCATAGCTTTTTCTACGTCGTGCGTTTTACCTTGTGCTGCTAGCCTTTGCTTTTGTGCCTCTACAATATTCTTAACCTTGTCTAGATTATTTTTAGCAGAATCTGATGCTTCTTTCTCAAGGTCTCTTAACTTCTTTGATTCTAAAAACTCTTTTTGTCTGAGACGTAATAGCTCTTGATTAACTTGCTTTACGTTAATAGAATCCTTGTTTAATGAAGATAGTCTAGCCTCAATTTTGGCATAGCTAGTATCCATTCTCTTAAGATCAGAAATGGCATTTTTCAACAGGTTATTAAAGTCACCTTGATCATCTAATAATTGCTTTAGACTCTGCCTTAAAGCTTGTGGATCAGGCGTACCTTTACCTCCTAAATTAGGCCCTGTATTTTGATTTTCATTAGCCATTTACTGTACCTTGCTTACGAATAAATATTTACCTTTTCGTTTTTACCTTAGATACAAAGGTAGGCTCTTCTGACTTATTTTTCATAAAGTCAGGTAGTTTGATTTTGCTAGGATCTGTCTTCTCGGTTACTTTTTGTTGGCCTTCATTACGCATCTCTTCAACCTTCTCTAGATATTCGTTGATCTTCTTGAGGTTAAACCTACGTTTAGGCACGTCCATATTCCAGACTTCGGAGTAAGTAAAGCCACCTCCACCATGATAGGTGAGCTCAAAACATTCTGTCATGAATGCGGACCTATAGTCCGCTCCCGGGAAAAAAGAACTCGGCCGACATAGGCATTGTAGTAGAAACCTCTGTGCCGTCTTTCATAGTAAAGCTAATAGACATGTCAACGTCTGGTGTTACCTTTTCAATCTCTTTACGAAGCTCGATTGAATCTCTAGATAAAAGGTATCCTTGATCAATAAAATCACGGACTGTCTTAACAGAGTATTCACCGTTTACAGATGTGATCTGGTGTTTAAGTCTAGTTGAAACGGCTCCGGCTTCTTGGCCTACTACTTTCTTCATACCTTTGATCTCTTCATCGATCTTCTTGTCGTCAGATACAGTAAGTACCTTGAAGGTAACCTCATTCTTAGAGTGTGGTAAAGTGAAGCTAAATTCGTTCTTACTGTCAAACTTAGACCAGTCTAACTCCTTGTACTTCAAGTTTTGTAGATCTATCTCTACTTTCTCGTCTTCACCTGTAGTTGGGTTAGGATATTTGAAAGAGTATTCCTTACCATAGGCTAGGATTCTAGCGGCTATCAGTAAGCCATTTCTGTCACCTAAGGTTAGGTCTTCGTAGTTGATAGGTGTTTTGATTAGGCTCTTGAGCATCTTCTCGATGGCGAGGCCCTGGCGAAGCAGG